ATAATATGAATCTAAGAGGGACTACAAGATGTGGTTGCAAAGGTTACGATTATCACAGGATTTAGACAAAATTTCTGCTAAGGTTATTACATGTATAGAACAATATAGCAGCTGCTTGCATACCGACTACTGCTATTATTTACAAAATTACTAACATTATGACCATGTTATAACTGGATCACTCATATTGTTATTGTTTATAGTTTAGATAATTGCCATTTACACATTGATCATTTACAATATAATATCAGCTGTAACACCAAACCACACTGATAATGATTAAATTAAAGAGGAATAAAGTGAAAAACAAACAAACACTTAAACCCAAAGTAATTATATGAAAATATTGTAAATGAAATACTAGGCAAATAAAATCAAGCTTATCCCTACTATACTCATTACACTTATTTGTGGTTTTATATTATATTGTATCAAGCCCAATTATAATAAGTACACTGCTAGGAAGTAACATCATACTGAAAATCATTTCAATGGATAGAATTTAAAATTAAATCAGACAATGATAAATAGTTCATGTACACCTAATTTCACTACAGGTATACCTATTAAATAAGGTGTAAAATACAATATATTATAACATGATTAAGCCACACACACTTATGACTAAGACATCACTTGTAATTGTTAATAAGGCTGTGTAAAATAAAAGTAAATACTGAACACAAACACAGACCTCCAGATGGCTAAAACACCAGTAGTCTACCACTCTTGTTGGAAAAACAACATATCTGCCATAACCAGAATGTGTTGGTAGACACCTACTATAGATAAAAGTATGTATTTAGCATATAAAGAGTGGTTTACAGGGGTTCTAGAATAGGAGATAAAACCACTATTAGATAATGTTAGATTTAATGCTGAAGCATGGTATAATAGACTAACTTACTCAAAATAATTAGAAGTCGTCAAGTATTTCAAAGATTATAAGGACCAGATAAAAGAATACATAACTGAATCTGATATAGTCAAAGCTAAGCAATACACCAACTTCGTTAAGACAGAGAAATAGAATGGCTCAGATGCCAAAACACGTTGCATATGTTCCCCAACACCTGCTTACAAATTCATAACAGGACCAGTGACATACGAACTCGAATAAAGATTAACTGGAAAACTAAAAGGATATGGAGCACCTAAAACTTGGTAAGAACAAGAGGAAATGTTGGACAAAATGCAAGAAGAAGGTTAC